CACAATTCGAGGCGAATTAAACATATTTTATTAAATTTATTTAAAAAAGTTTTCGACATAAAAAGACTCCCTAAGAAGGAAGTCTTGCAATAAAGCTGGAATATCCAGTATCTTCATTTTTAATTAAACATAAAGCATTATATCTATCTAATTCAGCTAAATCTATTTCGCTATATCCATCTTTCTCGAAGTAAGTAGATAATTCTTTAAATGCTTTTACATCACATCCTTGCAATAATAAATAACTAGACCCAGATGCCAATATGCTATTTTTGCATTTAGGAGTTAACTGGTCTAAATAATGTAAAGCTAAAGTAGGAGTTAATTGAAATTTTCTACATTCTACCAATATGTTTTGCATAAGCAGTTGGCAATGATAACATTGATGTAATTCATCAAAGAATAATTCTGTGTGTGTACTACAATCTATTTGCTTACTAATCCAAACTTTATTTAAAAAGTATGTGGCAATTACATTTCTAATCATTCTGCTTTTAAAATACTGTTCAGGTATTTTTATCAGAATTACTTTATTCTGCTTCATAGCTTCTACAAAATTAATATTATTATCAGCTTCTTTATTAAATGCTAATTTTGTATATAAATTAGTTTTTAACCAGCTAACACGGTCCAGTATTCCATCTATCTTACTATCATAATTCTCTACTCTACCTTTGCTATCTATTTTATCTAGATCTTTTAAATCTTCTATTTCTTCTATTAAAATATCTGGTACATTCTTTATTAACTCAAATCTTTTATCTGGATATTTCAATATATTAATAATGTCTTTAAAACTAGCATTTACATTCTTATAATAAACTACTGTAGCAGCTGCATAAAAATATCTAAGCATTCTTGGTGTAAGTTTACTATTGTCATCATTTATACTGTCTAATAATAATTGCATTTGTTCAGCTTTCTGCATAGCTATATTAACCTTATAGTATATGTCATCAGCTTCATTAAATATTAACTCATTGAAGTTAAATGATTGAACTTGCTTATGATCATTGAAATTAATTTCTACTAATTTATCCTTTGAAGTTATTTTCTTTATATTATCTGATAGCTGACATTTATCTATATAATCTATTACTACTAATCCTCTACCAGCTTTTATAATATCACTTGCCATATTTTGCATATAATAAGATTTACCACTGCCCATACTTCCAAGTAATACTCTTCCTAGTCTTTTCATTTGCTCATCCATGGAGTAATATACCTCTTGTTTATTTTCTTTATTCTTTACAGTTCCAATCCTTATTTCTCCATCTTCTAAACACTTAGGAGCTTTCAACTCTAGGCACTTATTATGTTCAATCATCTTAAACTGATTTATAACCTCTAAAGACGGCATACTTATAAAATTACTGCTTTCTTCAATTGTTGTCTTATTAATATTCACATGGTTTATGATTGTCTTTTTTATATCAATGTTTTTAGTAATTTCATTAATGATTAACTCATTATCATCTGAAATTATCTTGAAAGTATTAGAAAAAGCGTTAGAAAGTTCAATTTCTCTTGATTTCTCACTAGATTTGGTTAAAATTATACTCTGATTTTTACAAATTGCCTTCTCACCCTTTCTTTTAGTGCTATGAGAGATTTCACACTGTAAAGGATTAAGTATAAGCTGATTATTTTGTGGTACGTTTAAAATGCAATTTAAGAGGTCGTTTATGAGTGAGATAAAATTTTTTAATGCTATTGCAGATAAATCTTTAATATTTTTTGACTTTTTTAGATTTTCTCCATTTTTGTATCTTTGAATTGCTCTTGGATAGGTATTAGATCTAAAATAGTTGGATTCTTTTTCGCTAGTCGGTATAAAATTATATAATATTCCCACCATTTCATTTTCTTCCAATATAGATGTAATCGTCATGTTGCTATTGAGTAAGTCATTATTTCTTTTATCAACCGCAAGAGATAATGACTCATCATATTTATAATGCAAATCAAATTTACTGCAGCTATTAATATCCATTGGAATATTATCCACTTCTTCAATCTCTATATTTTTCCAAACCTCTTGAAATTTTATTTTAAATTGATTTAGATATGATTTAGGAATTATAAAATAAAATTGGACCTTTCCTTTTGTAATATGAATATAAAAGGATACTTTGGGCTTTTGAACGATAATTAACTTTTTACTAGCTTGATTTATATATTTATTAGACTGCTTAAACATTTTATTAATTAGAGATGCTATTTGTTCAGTATTATTATTTTTGTTGCTCTTTGTAGGAACTAATCTGATAATTGAATATTCGCATTTTCTATATTCGTAATAATCACTTAATTTCATACTTTTAGGTTTACTAGGAATTATATTAAGCATGGCATAACACCTTACTTAATATGTTGATTATGATATATATAGCAGGACACATTAATCCTACTCTCTTTCCTTTTTCCCAACCAAATATATATAAAACTAAAGCTATCAATCCGGCTACTACTAACCAATCATAGCAAACGATACTTAAAGTTTCTAAGCACTCAACTGTAAATTTGCCTAAAAAAGCATTTAATTTATCCATATATATACCTCCTTAAAATTTAACCATACTAAATAATCTTGGATAAATGTTTAATACAATATAAAAAACAAAATATTGTATTCCTTCTCCAAATGCCTGTTTTAAATTAGCTCCTGCTAACATTTCATTTGTCATACATAGTATACCTTTGCCTAGGCATCCATATTTAGCGAATACAAGGACCATGTGAATTATTTCATAGGCTACATCTCCTAATCCCATATCATTATTTTGAGCGAATATAGGTTTTGGAATAGAAATAGCCAATAAAAATACTAATCTAGCATACTCTTTTTTATTCTTCTTTAAGTTTCCTATAAATTTATCTAAGGTACTCAATTCTTGTAATTGCTTGTATTCAGAAAAAGTATAAGATTTCATGAATAAACCTCCTTAAATTTGCAAATAATATAAATACACAAAATCGCAAGTAGGTGAATTATAATGAGTGAAGCTATATTTTGGTTTGGGTGTGCTATTGCTCTAGATATAATAGAAAAAATTCTATTTTAACATAATAAAAAAGCCTGAGATATCCGTTCTCGGCTTTTTCTTTTGTTTACTCTTCTTTATTTATTTCTTTATACATCTTTTCTCTAAGTACATTCTTTATATAATTTGATTTACCATATTCTTTAAATTTGACTTCTAGCCAATCTAAGAGCATCTTATCATCTAGTGTTTGTGTTTTGAAGCTTATATTGATTATAGTTGGTTTTTCTTTTGCCATAATCTCACCTCACTAATTTTTATTCAAGATTTATTTAAAAAATGTATAATAATTATATTATTTATTTTTCCTTGAAATCCTCTATTTATTTTCTTTGTATAAATATATGTAAATTTTATATAAGTGTTACATAAAATTAATAAAAAATTATTTAATTTTTATATAAATTTATGTAATTTTTATATAAATTCTCTCATATATATAAGTAAATAAAAAATTAAGGGGGATATGAAAATGAATAAGAATTATATTGTTAGTTGGTTTGATAGAGAAGGGAATGAATGGTTGAGTGACTGGTGTAAATTTGCTGAAGCTAAAAAGTTATTTGATGAAATAAGCGGTGGAGATGAAAACAAAGTCGACTCTTCTCAAGTAAGATGTGAATTATATTCAGATGCATCTGGAAAGGTTTTAATGGGATACGATAATATAAAAAATGAATATTATAATTGCTAATAATAAAAGAGCCAAGGGAAATTACTTCTCTTGGTTCTTTTTTATTTCTTTATCTATTAAAAAATTTATGTAATTACTTACTGCTCTTCCCTCTTTCATTGCCATTTCTTTTACTTTTTCATATTTATCTTTATCAATATTAACTGTTATTCTAGTCATGTTTTCTTTTAAAGCCATAAAATCACTCCTTTTTATTTCTATTATAGCATAGTGATAGCATTTTAAAAATATTTCAATAAAAATAAATAAAAGTGCTTGCATTATGATAGCAATGATGTTATTATAATAGTAACAAAAGAATAAAAAACCGAAAGATAATCACTTAAAAGATTATTTCGGTATGTAGGGATGTTCAAACCCGAATTCACGCCTTTGGAGTGTCGCACAAACTCAAGTAGCTATTAAGCAAAAGAGGACACGATGAATAAGGAAACTTGTTATATTGTATATTGCACTTGTGCTAATACAATCTTGTTATTAGAAATTTATTATATTTTTCAATGCTTGTAGCTTATATTGTAGTAATACCAACTAGTACAGATATATGTTGATACCTTGAAAACTTAATAAAAAGTACTTGTATATCAACTAGTACAATTATTATTCAGTACTTATATCTGTTGGTATTACTGCATTACAAGTTGCACGAGTACAAATGCAATATACAATATAGCAAGTATTGAAACCTAGTAACACTTTTAAGAATTCCTTTAATTTTATCGAGTACAAATGCAATATACAATATAGCAAGTATTGAAACAAAAATATGTAACAAAACCACTTCGCATTCATATATGTACAAATGTAATATACAATGTAGCAAGTATTGAAACTTTATCTAATTTGTACCACATACCAGGTATACATCCGTACAAATGTAATATACAATGTAGCAAGTATTGAAACTTTATCTAATTTGTACCACATACCAGGTATACATCCGTACAAATGTAATATACAATATAGCAAGTATTGAAACGAAGTCCAAGACAAAATCATGATGGAAACATATAAGGTACAAATGTAATATACAGTATAACAAGTATTGAAACGTCTCGTTTCTCAATTTAATTTGAGAGGAGCTAAATTTGTACAAGTTCAATATACAATATAACAAGTATTGAAACCATTTGTCTAAGATTCTGTTCTGATAATAGGTCCTTCTTTAGTACAAATGTAATATACAATACAACAAGTATTGAAACCTTCTCTGAAAAAGTTCTTAAAAGCGGTACAAGCATCGTACAAATGTAATATCCAATATAAAAACATAGGAGGGAAAGAAATGATTAAATCATATAAAGTCAGATTAGAACCTAATAAACAACAAGAACAACAAATGTTTTTTCAAGCAGGATGTGCAAGACATGTATATAATTGGTGTTTAGCATTCCAAAAGAGTAGATATGAAGATGAAAATATACCTAAGAAGGAAAGATTCATACCATCAAAAGGACTTAGTAAATACTTCACTGCTTACAAGAAACAAGAAGGAAATGAATGGCTTAAAAATTGTGATAGTATGGTATTAGTAACTGCTTATATGGATGGTTGTAATGCATTTAAGAACTTTTTCAAAAGACCTGAAGTTGGTTATCCAAGATTCAAAAGTAAAAATAAAACAACTCCAGCATTTGCTCCAAACTATCAAGCAGTAAAAATATCTGAAAATCAAGTCAAACTTCCTAAAATAGGAATAGTAAAGTTAAGTAGAAAAAACTATATACCTATTGTAAAAAAATATTCTAATCCAAGAGTGACATATGATGGATTACATTGGTACATATCAGTAGGAGTAGAACAAGAAGATTATAAACCTGAATTAAATCCAACTGTATTAGGTGTAGACCTAGGAATTAAAGATTTAGCGATAGTAAGTGATGGTACAGTATATAAGAATATTAACAAAACTGCTGAGATGAAGAAATTAGAGAAGAGATTAAAAAGATTACAAAGACAAGTAAGTAAAAAATATGATATGAATAAAGACGGAAAAGTATATCATAAAACTAATAACATAATCAAATTAGAAAAACAAATCTTAAAACTGCAACATAGAATAAGAGATATTAGAAATAATTATAGACATACAATAACACACCAATTAGTAGAAAAGAAACCACAAAAGATAGTAATAGAAGACTTAAATGTAAAAGGAATGATGAAAAACAAGCATTTATCAGATGCGATAGGCAAACAAGGATTTTTTGAAATCCAAAGACAATTACAATATAAAACACAAGAATACGGCATAGAATTAGTAATGGCTGATAGATGGTATCCTAGTTCACAAACTTGTAGTAAATGTGGACATACAAGAACAGGCAAAGATAGACTTAAACTTAAAGATAGAACATTCACCTGCCCTGAATGTGGACATACAATGGATAGAGACTTAAATGCAGCGATTAACTTAAGTCAGTATTAAAAATAGAATAATAAAAAATAAATAAACAAGTTAGAGGTGAAATAAATGGATAAAGAAACGCAAAGAAAAAATATATTCAATTATTTAATGGCTAATGAAACAACATTAGTGGCTGCCGCAAATATGATTAACAGTTGGGGAGGAAAAATATACGACCTATATGATTGCGAAACCTTTGAAGAAAAAGTAGAATGCTGCAAAATATATATAGGGGATGTTATTTTTTACTTAGAATGTATATGGCGACATAAAGACAGTAATGCGGAGTATTTAGAAGTATGGGGTTTTGATGAAGATGATGGGAATTTGGAATTAATGCTAACGGAGTTAATAGAAGCAAAATAGAATTCTAAAATATAAATTATTAAGGGGGATGTTAGTATGAAAGGTTTATTAAACAAATTTAAAGAAATGAGTACTAAAGGTAAAATAGCAACTATTATAGGTATATTATTTATAATAGGTATATTTGGAAATTCAGGAGAAGAAAAAAACACTACTGAAACATCATCTACTAAACAAGAGGAAACAGTTGAAGAAAAATATACTACTCAATATTTAACTGACCAAGGTAAGCAGGCTATAAAAAATTCTAAAGAGTATGATTATAAAGTAATAACTGAATGGACACCTTTAATGAGTGATTATATAGACAATAAAGTAAAAGTATCAGGAACAGTTGAACAATTATATTTAGATAATACAATGACAAAATTCCTTTTGAATATAAAAGATAATAATACACCTTTTCCAGTAGAAATAAAAATACCTAGTTCTAATATAGATGTAGAATTTAAAGAAGGAGATACAATAACTGTAAATGGTCGATTTGAAGGTCCAATGACAGATGAATACAATGGTAAAAAGTTTAGTTATTGGACAATAAGCGCTTATTATTTAGAAATAGATAAATAAAAATAAAGCTGGTAAGGAAATTAATCCCTACCAGCCTTTTTATTATACTTTCTTTATATATTTAGTTGATGCAGTTATGTATAAACCTGATTCTAATTTGTACATCTTAGTGGCTCCATTTTTAGCATCTACTGTATCTATTACTTGTAGATGCTGCCCCTTCTTAACTGTTGCAACTGGATCTGCATCCCAATCTGCTACTTTTCTTATATTAAGTTTATCAAGTGTTACTATTTCAAATTTCTTTGTAGTTGATTTAGTTTCTTCCTTCTTAGGTTCTGCTTTTTTCCCTTCTACATAGTTCTTTACATCTTTTATGAAATTAGCAAACCCATCAGGAGAACAACCGTAACCCCAAAAGTTTGTGCCTGGACAAGTTTTAGCACTTCTTGAAGGATTATATTTGCCTAAATAAGTTCCTCCAGCAGTAAACCAACAATGCGGTCTTATATGAGAAGTGTTAACTGGGATATCAAATCTCTTACACAACTCACCATAAAGATATATTACTGCCTTCTTTTGTGCAGATGTCATTTTATCGTGGCCTTTATCAAAACAACCATATATTTCTATACATATAGCATTTGTGTTCCATTTTCTAATTCCTATTGGAGTAGAATTAAGATTTCTTCCTGTAGTGATTTTGCCGTCTGGAAATACATTGAAGTGCTGAGCTATAAAATGTCCATGCCCGTCACTATCATGCCATGTAGATTTTCCATAACTATCTAATGATTGAGTTCTGCCAAAATGTGGTTCTGCAAATACTTTTTTATCTGTCTTTTCCCAAGTACTGTAGTTAGGTAAGTCCATATGATGTACTTGTAGTTTTGTTATTGTTCTAGTTACCTTTTGTTTATTAAGCCAATTTTTTACATCTTTTTCATTTTCCAATAATGTGAAACCACCTTGAGTTTTCATTATTTATCACCTTCTTTATTTTCAATTAAATTTTTAAAAGCTTGATGAAGTCCTACAGAACTTAAACCGCTCAACATTCCTCCTAGTAATACATTTACATTAAAATAGCCTGCTATAAAGTAGTTTAAAACCACTCCTATGCAGGCCATGATTAATGGTATATATTTATTAGGTATAAAATTTAAACTTGTTTTTATTACATATCCAATACAACAACATACTAATATTACTGCAACTACTAAATAATTACTTATAACACTTAAATCTAACATTTATCTCTCTCCTTTTCACTCATTTTAATGTGTTCCTCTACAATCGCCATTCTTTCTACAAGATTATTATGACGATCTACTCTGTCTGACAAAATTGCTATGTCTTTCTTTAAATCTTTAATTTTTTCATCCATAATAGCGGTATGTTTATTGTTACTAAAATACGAACCAGCTAATGTTCCTATTAATGCTAATATTGCAACAATTATTTCTGTATTCATAGACAACACCTCTATTCTTAACTATGTTTTACTCTGTCTCTTAATTCTCCTTTTTTACCATCATTAAATTGTTTCACTTCTGAAAGATAGCCAGTTATCCTTCTTATTCTTTGGAATGGCATTGATTTTACTTCATATTTCAAATCAACATAATCACCATCTAATTTTACTGTAATATATTTAATTTGTTGCCCTGGATTTTTCTTTTGAACATAATCTATATATGCTTGTTTCTCCCTTTCATCTAATTCTACTGTACATCCTTGTTCATTCCAGCAATGAAAATCCATAATATCACCCCTTTTTTACATTAAAAAAGGACCTAAAATTAATTAGATCCTTTAACTTTCTATATTGATTTATAAAGTACAATTATCCCTATTATAGACAGAATACCTATTAATATGCCTATTAAACATAATACTAACGCTATATATAATAAAGCCATGCCAACACTCCTTTTTATTACAAAGTATTAACATGACTTCATTTTTATAAACATTTTATTACGCAATAGATTCAGATTGCGAATTAATTTCTGCTATATATTAAATTATTAACCGCTTTTTCTAAATTGGCAATAACATCATCATGACCAGCTGCCGTTAAATGCAATTTATCTGTTTGCCAATATTTAGCTTGGTCTAATGTATTAGTATGTTGGTGCCAATCAAAACAACAGTCTACTATAGGCAATGAATATACTTCAGCCATTTCTCTTACAATATTTTCTTTTAAATACATTTGTTGAACACCTTTATTTGGATTAGAAGGTTGAAGAATTACAACTATATCTGCGTTTTTAAATGTACTTAATAATGTTGAAAATATGTAATTTAATGCACCATATAATGTTTCTTTATTTGTTTCATTTATACCACTACCAATTCTATTTATACCTTTATCTGCATCTATAGTAGTCCAGTCATTAGCACCCCCCATAAATGTTATAAGTTTTACATCATCACAAGTGTAGGCAGTTCCATTTAATGTATATCCACCTTCGCCTTTATATTGAGCTATTGCTTCATCAAGTCTTACCCAAAAGGCGTGGAAACCTACTGTGGTGCCGTCAGCACTTCCTGCGATAGTAGAACTTGCTAAGCCTCTTGGGTCTTGTATTAATCCATGCTTAGTAGCAAACGCATCAAAATGATTTTTCATATATGCAGTATAACTATCACCTAAAGTAAACATTATTCCACCATTATATTTTTTTATTTTATCAGTAATTTGATTAGGAGTAACAATAGGATATAATCTTTTACCTTGATATGTAAGAGTTGCTTGTCTTGCAATTCCTTCATTATCATCAAACATAGAGTATCCACTCACATCAAAATTGCTAGATGCTCCACCACTTATTTCAATAGGATTTCCGTTCCCATCATAAAATGTTGACATTATTTACTCACCTCCAAAGTTTTAAAGAAAGCAACTGTATCCATGATCTCAACATCGCTCAAAACTCTATCATATATAATCATAGATGTCGCCTTAACAACACTGGATTGAGTTGGTCCAACAAGAGTTATGACCCATTCATTAAAATCTGAATAATCGCTTCCAGTATATGTTTTAATTAATGAACCTCCTAAATACATTTTAGCTATCCCAGTTGCTTTATCTGCTGTTATTACTAGACTTCTATAAGCAGTACCATCGTTTGTATTATATGTTTCAGTAGGAACTGTTGCAACTGAATTGGAAGTATTGATATAACTCGGATTTAGTTTGATTTGTGTTGCTATATTAGTATAGCCGCTCCATGCTCCAAATAGGTTTTTATCATTTGTCGTATAACCTAAGAATGCTGCAGTAAATGTACCTTTTATATTCGTATCCGTTGTTCCTACCGAATTAGAATTATAGCTACATGATCTTGTAATGGTAATACCATAGTCATCTTGAGCAGTAATTGTATTTTTTCCCCAATTGAATAATGAACCCTTACCTTGTGTAGCAGTTATTATTGTACTTCCGCCAGCACCATCATTATTGTATTTAGCATTTCTAAAGTCAAAATAATTCACAAGTCCATCAGTTACCATCTCACTACTAGATGAACTACTAGTAGCAGTAATTGTAATGGCTATATTTCCAGTAACACTAGCTATATTTATAGTCCCATTATTATATGCAGTAGAAGTGATATCCACTCCACCCATAGTAATACTTATATTAGCGCCTGTTAATGTATAACTCTCAGTAGGAGTAATAGTAGCAGCATAATTACTATTCTCATTAACGCTTGTGCTAGTATTACTATTGCTACAATGAGTTAAATTATTTGTAATAGTGTATGTTTTTGCAGTTGGTGTATCTCCTCCACCACCTTCATTGTTACCTAATGCAGATATTAATGCAGTTATATTAACACTTTGATTAGATGTATATACTGCGTTTTGCAATATTGTTTGTAAAAGATTTTTAGCAGTAGAATTAATACCACCAGTACCGGTTAATTTACCATCTTTAATGGCCTTATCTATTGCTGCATTAATTTGTTCTTGTGTAGGTTGACCAACATTCTCAACTTTTTTCGCAATATCTTTATATTGTGCAGCAACTTCATTAACTGCACCTTTAATATCTTTAGCAGTTGTATTTAATGCTTCTGCGCCCAAATCGGTTTTAATGGCATTTATATCATTTTTTATTGCAGTATCATCATAGGCTGTACCAGTCCCACCTGAATTTTGATGTGCTGCCTCTATACCATTTTCCATATTGTTTAACGCTTCTTTTGTAATTCTGTCTCCACTTTTCCATACTTTTTTATTATAAGACATTTTATCCCTCCTTATAAAAAAGAGGACCTATGAAGATCCTCTTAAATGATAATAAAAAAGAGAAGATTAATTTTCTATTAAATCTTCTCTGCCTTCTGCTATTAATATAATGTCTATTCGTTCTTTATATTTACTAAACTTACTCATAACCTTTGCATAACTAAGGTTACCTTTCATTATTTGTAATGCTAAATATCCAGCCATTCTTATTCACCTCCTTCTTCTCCAAATAATAAATCATTCAATGCAGCTTGAGTTAGTTCTAATTCTGATTTTAATTCTTCAACTTCCTTTTTTAGTTTTCCATTTTCTTCTTTTTCCTTATTTATTTCTATCAATGATTTTTCGTGAAATATTTTCATTATTCATATGCACCTCTCTTTATACATATTCCCATATAAGTTTTGTACCATCAGGCAATTTACCAGCAGACTTTAATGTATGTTTACAACATTTAGCTATATTTTGATGCGCTACACCAGTTAATGACTCGGCTTCTGTTGCTGATTTGTATGTTGTATCAGTGGTGATGCATCTTACAGGCTTTTTATTAGCTTCAGCTGCTATATATATAGTTTGTTTTCCATGTTTTCCCGAAGCTAAACCGTTAGTATATGCATGAGCCATGTTTTCTTTATTCGTACACCATTCAAGGTTAGATATATGATTATTTTGTTTATTACCATCTATATGGTTTATTTGAGGTTTTTTGTTTGGATTTTCTAAAAAAGCCTCGGCTACCAATCTGTGTATTTTATAGGTTTTCTTTTTCCCATCTTTACGTAAACCAATAAGTAAATATCCATCTTTATCTTTGCCTGGTTGTAATATTTTAGTTTTACCTGTTCTTCTGTAATTAAGACTTCTAATATTACCTTTATTTGATATTTGGTACTTTCCCTCATAATTTTTTATGTCTTTCCATATTTCTTTCATACAAAATCATTCCTCTCGATAACAGCATCACTCATATGCTCCACCAAATCCAAATATTGCAACTTCTCCATCATATCCTTGATTCTTTGTAACTGTTATTCTTATTTTGATTCCCCATTTGGAAGCAGTTTTGCTTGTATTAGTAAATAAATGAGGTCTATTAAGTACTACCATAGTAGTTGCATCTTCCCATGTAGGATTAGGGTCAAATCCATTGTTACATACTTCTACTTTTCCAACTCCTCCAGTTGTGGTCCATTGAGGGGATACTAATATCTTTGTTGCTTTTGCATCTGTTTCTATTGCATTTTTCATAACTATTTGTAGTTTTGTTATTTTTCTGGAAAATGTAATAGTCTTTGAACTACTTCCACCAAGAGCATCACTTGCTATTATTTCTACTGTATTTGTATTAGATCCACAAGTAAGCCAGAACGTATCAGTTATTCCTACTGTATAGTTTGTATTTGTAGTTGCACTAAATTGGTTTATTACTTCACCATTCAATTTTTCAGTTACAGTTATTGCATCACCTTCATTGTCTCTGACTGTATAAGTAATACTAGGTTTAGTTGTTAACTCTCCTAAGTCTGCTTGCCCTGTATAAGTTATAAATGGTGCTGAATTAGTCTTTACAAATGTATATCTTCTATATGTAGTAGCACTTCCGTCGGTAACTTCTATTTCTATGGTATTGGTAGTATTCATGCTAAGAGAAACAAATAATTCATCTGTTATTGTAAATGTTAAAGTTGAATTTTGAGTTGGATTTTTTAATGTTCTTATGATGCTTCCATTTAATTTTTCTTTTACTGTTAATTCTTGGTCATTATCTTCATCTGATATATAATAAGTTATACTAAATGAACTTGTTTTGTTTCCTAAATTTTCATCTTCTCCACTTATAGTAGGTGGATTATTTAATAATTCCAATGCAAGTATACATCCGTTAGCAGTTGAAGAGGT